ATCCGACAATGAATGAAAAATTAATTGAATTCTATGGTCTTCTGAAAGACAAGGGTCTGACTGATTCCCAGATTGATGCTGCATTCCAGGAACATGCAGGGATGTCACTTTCTGAGGTTCGACAAAGATTAAGCCCACAAGCACCAGGGGGTGCTGAGATTGTCCAGGAAGCAACGGAAGGTGCATACACTGAACCTGATATAGATGAAGGTGAAAAGATCTGGCAAGTGGCTCAGACAGCACTTCAGGGTGCAACATTCGGAACAGCAGATGAAATGGAAGCCGGTATTCGATCAGCTTATTATGGAACTGATTACGATACAGAACTTCAGAATGTCAGAGATTCCATCAAATCATTCCAGGAAAACAATCCTGGGATGGCAACAGCAGCCGAATTAGGGGGTGCATTCTTGGTCCCTGGTATGATGATTTCTAAACTAGCTAAATATCTTCCAATGGCAAGACCGAAGGAAGGTCAATGGTTCTTCAATACTCTAAGAAGGATGGGTATTGGTGCTGCTGCTGGGGCTACAGAAGGACTTGCCTATGGTACTGGAACAGCAGAACCAGATCCTGATGCATCAATAGTTGAAAGTTTAGGCCAGAGAATTGATCAAGCAATACCCCAAGCAAGGACCGGTGCAGCCATTGGAATGATCACTGGACCAACAGTCGGGAAAGCATCAGAAATGTTTGGTGAATGGATCACTAAAAAAGTCGGGGGTGCCGGTGGGAAAGGACCACCACCCATCGATGCTGATGGTAATATTACGGGTGATGGTGGTTCCCGAAGATCAGCTTTTGAGGGAAGACAGTTGATGGTAAGGGCTGCTGAACTGGATGATGTGCAGCTTGAAGATATAGCAGAACTTCTAGAAGAGATTGCTAGGAAGAACCCGGAGTTGGCACAAAAAGTTACTGTTGCAGATTTATTCCCGGAAAGTGGAACTGGACAGATGCTTGCTGAAGTTGCAACCCAGGCTGCAGGACCATCAAAGGCTGCATCTGAATCAGTTTATAAATCCAGATCCAGATTCCTTCCAGGTTTTGCCAGAGATTCAATCAAAAAGAATCTGGGCCGAAGATGGAACCCGGATAGATTAAAGGAAAAGATTGAAGCTCAGTCAAAAGCAAAGGCTCAACCTTTATATGATAAAGCAAGCCCGATTCTGTTGGATACAAAACAATCCAGAACACTGAATGATCATGTCAACAGAATCCTTGATTATGGGGATGAAGATCCTGGTGCAAAAGCACTTCAAGAATTATGGAACCAAGCAAGGGTCAGAATTCCAGGTGTCCTAAGAGCAAACAATATTGGACCACCCATGGCAGGAGCATCGACATTCGGTGAAAGACCATCTGGTCAGGCAACGATAGCACACTGGCATACATTGAAAGTTTTGATTGGTGATAAACTCAAACAGAAAAAAAGATCATCAGATCCTTATTCTAAGTTTGATGAATCAACACTTCAGAGACTCTATGATGACATCAGTAAGACCCTGAAAAGTGCATCAGAAGACTATCAGATTGCATCAAGGATTCATGCTGGTCACAAGGGTATGAGTGAAGCATTTGATGCCGGTTTAAAAGCACAGAAAGATCCAACATTTCCATCAACAGATCTTCAAAGGGAACTGAGAAACCAGAAGTCTGTACCAGAACAAAAAGCATATCGACTGGGATATGCATTTGGGATGTATAATAAAATCATGGGTGGAAAAATGAAGCAGATGGATGTCAAGAAAACACTTGGCATGTTTGCTGATGAGGAACCAGAAAAGATCCGGGCATTATTCAAGTCTGAGAAAAAAGCAGAAGAATTTTTGCAGCAGATCGATTTTCTATCAAAGATGGATGCACTTTCCAAAAGGGCTACATCCGGTTCTCAGACCTATGCACGGCAATCAGCAGAAAGAATGATCAAAGGAAGTCCTGCACTTAGCACACAAGCCATTGACCTATACAACAAAACCAGGGGTGTGAATCCATTAATGACTTCCACTGATGACATTCTCAGCAACCAAAGATTCCAGGAAAAACTGGGAACATTGGGACCGATGATGAACACCCAAGGTGTGCAGCAAAACAGGAAAATTATTCAGCAAGGAATTGCAGAACGGGAAAGGCTGAGAAAGATGATGGAAGCAAGAGCCGGGTATTCAGCAATGACCCCTGGAATGATGAGTCCGTTGCTTGGAAATGAGTATGTAGCACCCATAGGTTCGTTGCTATCACCGGATACTTACATGCCTTGAAGTGTGTTGTCATGTGACAATTGAATGTCATGACTTTACCCATTGTACCAACTTTTACAACAATTATTACAACATGGTGTCAGATGATGATTGGGGGACAAAGCATTGAAAACACTGGGTATTTTGGTGGCCAGAGGTGGAATCGAACCACCGACACACGGATTTTCAGTCCGTTTTTATTTTGAATTTCAACAATAATTTCAATCAGATAATCCTGACAGCAATTATAATTTGCTGTCTTGTGATGATTGCGTACATGTCCAGATAAATGGAACAATTCCCTGGCCTTCTAGAAACATTAGATCTCAAAGGTGTAAAGCCTGGAAGAATGAATCCAGTCACCGGGCTACTCAATGAGATTGTCAATCCACCGGCATTAAACCAACCTGACCCGAATATTATCATGGGTCCAGAGAGAGTTGAAAACTTTCAGAACTGGTTTAAGAATTCAAAAGTGGTAGATGATTATGGAAGACCACTGACTCTTTACCATGGCACCACACATGACTTCAATGAATTCGATCCAGGTGTCAGTGATAATGAAGGATATTTTGGTTCTGCTATATATATGACAACTTCACCAGATGATGCATCAGAAAATTATGGTGCATCTGGCCCAGATTTAAAAAATAGAATCGCAAAAAGAACTGAAGAATTAGAAGATGAAGCAAATTTTAAAGGTGATTATATAAGCAGAAGCAGATACGAAGATATTGCAAGATATGAATTAATGGGACCAGCAGAGAGAGTGATCCCCGTCCATGCTGCTGTACAAAACCCGGTTTATCTGAATAAAAGTGACCCTATTTACATTAATTTCAGGGATATTTTTAATATTGAAGGTCCACCATCAGAATCAGATTATGATTCAGAGGATGAATATTATGCTGCACTAGATGATCATTTTGAAACATCTGGTAATGAAATGTTCCAGGAAATCAATGATGCATTGAGAACAGCATTCTATCAAAGTGATGCAGAAGCTGGATATAAATGGTCAGATTTTTCAGAACATGTGGTCGGTCCATTATTGGATGCAGCCATGGAAAATGATGGTCAGGTCGATCCACAAGATGTCAATAATATCATCCGGGAAAATTCTTATATGGCAGACCATATGAACCCCGGTGAAACCATTAAAAATTTTTTCAAAGAACTTGGATATGATGGCATTATCATGAATGCATATGATTATTTTCCAAATATGCGACACACCGATGATGCACAACACTATATTATTTTTGACCCGACCAAAGTGAAGGGTATGTTCAACCGGGGAACCTATGATCCTAATAATCCTGACTTACTATCAGGTGTCAGATCAGGTTCAGGATTGTTATCTGCTTAGATCGATACAGCATTAACCACTTCATGCAGATCGAAATCAGATTCATCAATGTACTTCCAGGTCATAATCGGTTTTGCATGTCTTAGAATCCTTTGAGCTTCAATAATACCAAACCTTTTATAGACCCTTTTTGCCATAGATGCTCTGAAGGCATGAAGGGGTTTCCTTCCAGTGATCCCCAATCTTTTGCAGATCCTTCTCAGTACATTCCCGATGGCACCGACATGGTAATACACCCATCCCCCATCACCATTGTCCAGAAACCACACCTCAGTTGGTTTACGTTGATCCCCTTCTAGGAATGCAGCCAATTTTTCTGACATAGGAACCCAGTTCTCAACACCAGTTTTGGGTGTCCATTCATCACCTACAACAATCCAGATTTTTCTAGATGGGATGTCGATGTGTTCCAGTTTTAGATTCAGAAGTTCCCCGGCCCGGATGCCAGTCTCAGATAGCATCATAACGATTCTGATGTGATCCTGGATCTTCCGGTCCATGACATATTCTTCAATCCTTTTGATTTCTTCTGGACTATAATCTTTGATCTTTTTATCAGGCACCGAAATCTTTTTGAGTTCCAGTTTCGGAATCTCATATTTCATAGATGCATAACTGAGGAAGCCCTTGAAGGCTTGCTGATGTTTTGCAATGGTTGCCGGTGCCAGAAGTTCCATTTCTTTCTGGAAATTCCCCCAGTGGTCCAGGGTTAATTGCTGAATGGGATGATCTTCATTGGCATCCTGGTAATATTCCAATGCAGTCTGATACTCTGACCATGTTGCTGTTTTCTGGGTGTTCCTGACATAGGTCAACCAGTCGGTTGATACCTTGGAAATCATGGACACTTGATTGGCAGATTCCTCTTTTTTCTGATCGATCAACCTCTGAAGATAGTCAGCAATCTGATCTTCCCTTCTTTTTCTACCGGCTGCTGTGTGTGTGGCATCCTTGATGCTGCAAAGCGTAACCGGTTTAGTCCTAATCCCTTTCCGGTATTCCTTGAATTTATAGAAATTTCCATGGATGGCTAATCCAAGGATGCCATGCATTCTTGATCGGCTACGCATTAATGACCTCTTTGATTTCTGAAACTATTTCAGTCACACCCAAAACCTGAATTTCAGGGACTCCCATAAGCTCAAAAGTGAACCCGTTCCTAGTGCAGATATGTATTAAATCATTATGTTTTTCATGGTTTTTATTTACATCAATAACCATGTTCCAGATACCATTTTCAGTTTCTGCCAACATAATCAAATCACCACCACATGCTTTGATTTGCTTCACATGATCCCCAGAGAGTGTCCAGTTCCTATATTTTTCTGGTTGATCAATTTTGAATTTAACTGTGTGCCTTTCAATTACCATATTTGCCTTTCTTTATCTCAGTTCTGTCTTGTTTGAAGAGATTATTTTTGAACCAGTTTTTCAAGTCGTTGGACATGATAATCCAGTAACTCAAGTTTCTTTTCGGCCTTTTCGGCCCGTTCCTTCCACTGATCTTTCTTGCCCGTAAGAATCCATTCGATGGGCCATCCATTAAAGGCTAAAGACTTTAAAAAAGCCCCGGACATATCAGCCCGACCAACCAAGATACTGCTGATATAAGTCCTAGAAAATCCTAATGCTTCAGCTAGTTCAGCCTGAGTAACTTCCCTTTCCCTCATAAGATGCTGAAATCTCTTAATGATTTCAGGATCACCTTTCATAACGATACCCTTAGATTTATATTTTAAAAAAAAGTTTTGACATTGTGTCAAATGTGTTTCATAGTTGTCATCAACACAGTGAAAACAAGATTACAACATTGGTTTCAACATATGCAAGGAAAAAATCTGACAATGCCTTTAAAGACATTAATGAAGGAAGCAGGGATCACTTTGCAGATGGTTGCCAAGGAAACTGGGACATCCAGAACAGATGTGTGTCGGGTGCTTGATGATGACTTGAATGACAGAATCAGGACCGGTGCCATCAAACTGATCAAAGCTCAGAATCTTAAAGTAGCAAACCAGATAGCAGAGTTATGAATGAGATTCCAAATGAAAAGCAGGAAGAATCAAGGAAGATTCAAGTCGCTACGGAAGCATTCCTGCAAAAAGGTGGGAAAATTAAAAAACTCCCATCGTTCAAAGCATTCAGTTTGCCTACCTTTTACGAAATGGAAGCAGAAGGTCAAACCGAATACCAAGAGGTTATCAACGAAGCAACTCAGACAACGGAAAGGAAACATCCATGGAGAACCTTCAGATCAGTGGTGTGATTCAGCAAATCTTTGACACTCATGTAGTGTCAGAGAAATTCAAGAAACGTGAATTTATTTTGGAAGCCGGTACACCGGAATATCCAGAGTACATCAAAATGGAATTCACCCAGGATAAAACTGGAATCCTAGATAATTACAGGATCAACGACCCGGTTGAAGTTTCATTCAATCTGAAAGGTCGGAAATGGACTGATCCACAAGGTGTTGATAAGTGGTTCAACACAATCCAGGCATGGAGAATTTCTTCAGCCGGTGAGACTGCATCAGCCAACGGGGTTGCTGCAGAAGATGATATGCCCTTTTGAAGCATATCAAATTTGAAACTGTCAATTCCAGAAAGGCAACTATGACAGTCAATGTTCAGATCAAAAATATTGGTCCTGATCAGGCCAGTGCCCTGCTTGCAGGGAACATAAGCAACCGGGATTTATCCCAAAGCTTTGTAAATAAATATGCAGCAGATATGTCCAGTGGGAAATGGGCTGGATCAGCATCCATGATACGGATCGACACTGAAGGAAATCTTCAGGATGGTCAACATCGATTGGAAGCAGTTAAGCAATCAGGCACCACTCAGGAATTCATTGTTGCTGAGAATTGCCCGGTTGATGATTTCAGAAAACTGGATCTTGGCAGAGGTCGATCAGCTAGAGATGCACTTACAGTCTTAGGTTATAAAAGGCCAAAGATAATGGCATCCGGTATCCGGTTGGTCTGTCTATATAACAATGGTCAACTCACCGATAGTGTTGTGAATAGGGTGTCAGTTGGAATCACAGATTCAGGTTCCCCACCCATCTGCAACAGACTTTCAAAATCGGAAACGATTGAACAGGCAATCAGATATGCTGCACAGCATCCAATGGTTAGCCCGTTGACTGAAAGAGCAGCGAACATCCAGAAATCCTTCAGGATAATTCCATCAACAGTATTTGCAGCATTCTTATTCAAGGCAAATGAACTAGGTGATCTTACCTTAGAATTTGCCACTGAATTTCTGAATGAATTTGTGAACTGTTCAGGAAAACCTGGGACAGCATCACACTCTCTTTATCAGAGATTGGTGCAGCAAGGACAATCAGGACACAGATTCACACCAGCAAATCGTTTAGCCATGATCATGGTTGCATGGAATGCATGGGTGAAAGGGAAGCCTAGAGTCCAAATCACTTTGCGTGGTGGTGTTCCAGTAATGGAAAAAGCTGATGCCTAAGTGCAAGCAATGCAAGAACTTGGGAAGATTCTGGAAGGTTGTGAATGGTTTTCTCACACCTTTCAATTGCTACAAATGCCGTGCAGCCCAGTCCAGAGTGGCAGCACCCATCACTAAGCCTAACCCGGTAAGTGCTGAAAACTAAATAACCATGGACCAAGCAGCATCTGGGTTCTTCTCATGCTCTATCCCTGGAAAAGCTGCACCAAACAAAAAAACCCGGCACCAGATGATCAATCCAGTGTCGGGTTTTAAATTCCCAGAAAGGCAAATTTCATAGGAACGAAAGATAATAACATGTCCATAAAAACTGTCAACAAACTTCCAGCATTAATCGATAATCTTCCGTTTGATGATTATCTGAACATGCCTGGATTTCTTCATGCTTCTCAAATCAAAAACTATGTACCCAATTCAACAGGGTCCATCAACCACAATGAACTGAATGATCTCAGACCAGAATCTGATGCACTCAAGGAAGGAACTCTGGGGCATACAACAGTCCTGGAATTCAATGATGTCCATGACCGGTACATCTGTATGCCTAAAGTCGATGGACGGACCAAAGAAGGCAAGGAAATGAAAAGGTTGGCTGAACAGCAAGCAGCAGCCGAAGGAAAAGAATTGATGAATCAGGATGAATTCACACGGGCTTTGAGGTGGAGAGAAAACATCCTGAATGATCCATATGCCAAGAAACTGATGGCCAATGGTCTTCAGGGTCACAATGAAGTCTCAGGATTCTGGAGACATGATTTAGGTGTGGATGCTTGCTGCAGACTGGACCGATTCCTTCCTCAGATCGACACCATTATTGATGCGAAATTTATGAGAGAGGGAAGCCCGGAATCCTTTAGAAGGGATGTATTCAAATACGGATACGACATCCAGGCTGCATGGTATATCGATGGTGTTAAGGCCATCACTGGACAGGAATGTGATTTTCTTTTTTTGGTATGTGAAAAGAACTGGCCATGGAATGTTCAACTGTATCGAATCGAAGATTCTTGGATTGAAAAAGCCAGAGAGAAAATCAAAAAAGCCATCGATAAATATCATCAGTGGTGCAACTGCACTAATGATGAAGATCGGAACAAACTAAAGTCATACCATGAAGGTATTCTAACCATTACAATGAAAAGGGAAAACGATGACACCATCTGAAAACTACATGCAATCTGACATAACAAAACTGATGCCTAGTTTGATCAAAGCAAAGTTAAAGATTGGATCAATACTAAAGTATGATGCAACCAATCCTTTTCTGAAAAACGAATATGTCAGTCTGGAAGGTCTTCTGAAAAAAGTAAACGGACCACTACTGGAAAATGGATTGATGATTCTTCAGATGCCGACCGGTGATAAATTGATCACAAAACTAGCACATGAATCAGGTCAGTTTATTCAGTTTGAATACATTCTTAATCCAGTCAAACAAGATCCTCAGTCAATTGGTTCCAATATCACATACGCAAAGAGGTATAGCATAGAATCGATTCTAAGCCTGTCAGGTGGCAAGGAAGCCGATATGGATGATGATGGTACCGAAGCATCAAAAAATGCTAATAGCGGGGGATCTGGGGATTCTGATGGCCAATCTAATTCATTGTCATCTATCAAGTCTAAGGTCCAGGAACAAAAGACCAAAGCAGCACTTGATCAGTTCTTCAAAACACTACCTGAAAAGGCTCAGAAAAACCGGGCTGTCATTGATCTTTTCAAGAGCCGAAAAATTGAGTTGATTCCTGAGTGATATCTGCTACGCACGCACGGGTATATTATTAATAATATATAAAGGGTTATTAATAAAAAAAAACTTAGTAAATAATTAAAACCCCCAAACCCCCTTTGGAAGAGGGGGTATTTCAAATGGATTTGATATGCCTAAAATCATACCACCTTCAGCAGAAGAAATCTTGGATGGAACTATCATCCCAGAAGAACTGCAGCACCTAGAAACCTTTGAAGATATCTGGTCAGAGTGGGTCTGTTATAAGCAGGAAGAATGTGCAGACCGGGATGGCTATCTGAAACCCTGGAACAGTGTCAAAGCAGGACAACGGGCACTGTCCATGATTCGGAACCAGTTCATGAAAGGCCGGGATGTTGTTCATGTCATCAATGAATCGATGAACCGACAATGGATTGGTATCAGATTCGACATCATTGAAGACAAGCCCAGACAGCAGCAGAGATCCAGAGATATGACATCAGCATTGGATCTGGAATGGATGAATATTAAAAAGAAAGGTGTAACACAATGACTGAATCCCAATTTGCAGAAATCAAAGGTGAACTTGCAGAAATAAAAGAAAATCAGATGACACCAGAGTTTCAGAAAGAACTTCTGGGAACACTGCAGATGTTGACAGATGTCATGGAACGACACTCTGAAATTCTGGAAGTCATCAAAAGAGATCCCGAAGAAGAACCTGAAATTATGTTGAGCTAATGAAAACCCTGGAACAGGAACAGTGCCAATTCTGTCACAGAATCGGGTTACAGTTCTGTCATGGTCATTATCATTGCACTCATTGTGGTTCAGCAAATTTTGAGTGCTGTTCTGGTGAACTAAATCAGGAGTCAAATGGATTGGACAGTGATCGTAGTTTGGACCCTATTAGCGATCCTAGTTAGCATTATTTCAGGAATGCTTTGGATCATCATGAACTACTATATCAAGATTGAAATGGTGCCTAAATGCATCTGGTGTGGAAGAGAAGATCATGAATGACATCACACTTCAGACCCTGCTTCAGTGCCTGAAAGCATGTGAAAAGAATTATGCAGCCCATGTACGGGAACATGGCAAATTGGATCAGGCTGATATAGCACTCTGGAAATCAGGATTGTCAGATCTGACACCACTTCAGATCCAGGATGGATTTGATAGGCACATCAAGACATCAAAATGGTTTCCGACTGTTGCTGATGTCAGAGGTGGAAGCAACGAAAGAAAAAGAGGTGATGACTGGGACCG